ACGATTTGACAGATTAAAATCTCAAAGACAAAATTGGGAAAGTCATTGGCAAGAAGTTGCAGACTATATGCAACCAAGAAAAGCGGATGTAACTAAGTCAAGATCTAAAGGTGATAAAAGAACTGAACTCATTTTTGATTCTTCTCCATTACAATCAGTAGAACTATTAGCTGCATCATTACATGGTATGCTAACTAATCCATCAACTCCTTGGTTCTCTTTGAGATTCAAAGAAGATGAAATGGAAAATGAGGATGAAGCAAAAGAGTGGTTAGAGTCTGCAACAGAAACAATGTATGCAGCATTTAATAAATCAAACTTCCAACAAGAAATTTTTGAACTGTATCACGATCTAATTACTTTTGGTACAGCAGCAATGTTTATCGAAGAAGATGATGAAGATATTTTAAAATTTTCTACAAGACACATTAATGAAATGTATATTGCTGAAAATGAAAAAGGTAGAATCGATACAGTATTTAGAAAGTTTAAATTATCTGCAAGAGCTGCAATACAAAAATTTGGTGATGTATCTTCTAGCATTGCAATTACTGCAAAGAAAGATCCATACGAAGAAGTAGAAATACTTCATGCAGTATATCCAAGATCTGACTTTGATCCTAAGAAACAAGACAAATCAAATATGCCATTTGAATCTGTTTACTTAGAAGCAGGTACAGGTGAAGAATTATCTGTGTCTGGATTTAGAGAGTTTCCATTTGTAGTACCAAGATACTTAAAAGCATCACACGAAATTTATGGAAGATCACCTGCAATGACAGCATTGCCAGATGTAAAGATGTTAAATGAAATGTCTAAGACTACAATCAAGTCTGCACAGAAACAAGTTGATCCACCTTTATTAGTTCCAGATGATGGATTTATATTACCAGTAAGAACAGTACCTGGTGGTTTAAATTTTTACAGAGCAGGAACTAGAGATAGAATTGAACCATTAAACATTGGAGCAAATACTCCACTAGGTTTAAACATGGAAGAGCAAAGAAGAAACTCAATTCGAAATGCGTTCTATGTAAATCAATTAATGATGCAGAGTGGTCCACAAATGACAGCAACAGAAGTTATTCAAAGGAACGAAGAGAAGATGAGATTACTTGGTCCAGTATTAGGTAGACTTCAATCTGAATTATTAAAACCATTAATCGATAGAGCATTTGCTTTAATCCTTAGAAAGAATTTATTTAGACCAGCTCCAGAATTTTTAAGCGGTAAAGATATTGAAATCGAATATGTATCTCCACTAGCTAAAGCACAGAAGTCTAGTGAACTACAATCGATTATGAGAGCAATAGAAATTATGGGTAGCTTATCTAATGTTGCTCCAGTATTTGATCATATCAATATGGATAAACTCGTTAGACACTTAGCAGATATTGTTGGTGTTCCACAAAAAATATTAAAACCACAATCTGAGTTAAATGCTGAACGACAACAAGCACAAGCTCAACAAGAACAAATGCAACAGATGCAACAGCTACAACAAGTAGCGGAAGCAGGGGGAAAAATAGCACCACTCGCAAAGGCTTTACCAGAAGAAGCTAAAGCTGTAGCGAATGCTGATATTGAGTAATGGATGAACTAAAACAGTTTGAAAAACAAATAAAAGAAATAAGAGAAGCATACAAACAAATTTTTGAATCAGATGAAGGTAAAAAAGTTTTATCTGATTTAGAAAAGCGATGCCACTTTTGGTCTACCACTAATGTTAAAGGGGATAGTCATGAGAGTGCATACATGGAAGGTCAAAGGAGTGTACTTCTATTTATTAAATCAATGCTCCAGAATGATAACACTAAAGGAAGATAAATATGTCACAAGAACAGATAACACAGGAAACTGTGCCTGTAGCAGAGACAACACAAACTACTACAGAAGCACCAAAAGAAACAACAGCACAAGAAACACAAATAGAGCAACCAGTTCCAACTGTTGCTAAATCTTGGAAAGAAGCAATCCCAGAAGATTTAAGAAATGATCCAAACATTTCTAAGTTTACTGAGCTAGAAGCTCTTGCTAAATCTTATGTCAATGCAACAAGAATGATTGGTCAAGATAAAGTTGCAGTACCAAATAACAATTCAACTGACGATCAATGGAATGAAGTTTATGATAAACTTGGTAGACCAGAGTCTCCAGATAAATATCAACTTGAAGTTAAATCAGATGTTGTTCCATTAGATGAAAGTGCAGTTAAATCGTTTGCAGAAAATGCTCATCAGCTTGGTTTAAATAATAAACAAGCTCAAGGTATCTTAGAGTTTTATAAAAATTCTATGGAAGGTTCTGCACAGCAAAATCAAATAGACATGGAAACTGCTCAAGCAAATGCTGAACAAGAACTTAGAAAAGAGTGGGGTGGTAACTACGAAGCTAATATTAAAAAAGCAGGTGCAGTTGCTAAAGCAAACATGGATGCAAACATTTTAGATATGCAATTAAAAGATGGTACACGATTAGGCGATCATCCTTCAATTATCAAAGGCTTTGCAAACATTGCTAACCTTATGTCTGAAGATAAATTAGTAAGTACAGAATCTGAAAATGTATCTCAAGGTATAGATTATAGTGCTGAAATAAGTAAGATTGTTAATGATCGAGATGGTCCATATTGGAATAAGGCACATCCAGATCACGACAAAGTAGTTCAGCAAGTATTTAATCTAAGAACTATGATGACTAATGGATAACAAAGAACTTAAATTAGAAATACTTCGTATTGTAGTAGAGAGTGGATCTGAAAATCAAAAATCAAATCCCTTGCCAATCTGCAACGAATATTATAAATGGATTTGTAAGGCGGATGAAAATTCGCCTAACAAAAGAAAGACAATTCGCAAGAACCTTTCTGACAACAAGGAATAGACTTGTAGTCTAAAAGACTTTAAATCCAAGAGAAGCCAAATATTTTTGAGAACTCCTCTGATTTTGTTTAACATTAACTTAACAAATAATAGGAGACAATTATGTCAACTGAAATAACAACAGCATTTGTAGAACAATATAGTTCTAACATCCAAATGCTATCACAACAAAAAGGTTCTCTTCTAAGAGATAAAGTTAGAGTAGAATCTGTAACAGGTAAGAATGCTTTCTTCGATCAAGTAGGAAGTGTTACTGCATCTGTTAGATCAACAAGACACGCAGACACTCCTCAATCTGATACTCCTCACTCAAGAAGAAGAGTTTCATTGGTTGATTACGAGTTTGCTGATCTTATCGATGATCTAGACAAAGTAAGAATGTTAGTAGATCCAACTTCTACTTACGCATTAGCTGCTGCTTATGCAATGGGTAGAGCAATGGATGATGCTATCATTGCTGCTGCTACTGGTTCAGCTGATACTGGTGTAGCTGGTGGTACTGCGGTTGCATTACCTGCTGGTCAAATCATAACTGAAGGTGGTACAACTGGTATGACTATCGCTAAGTTAAGAGAAGCAAAAGAGATCATTGATTTAGCTGATGTTGATCCTTCACTACCAAGACACATCATCGTATCTCCTAAACAGATCACAGATCTATTAGGAACTACTGAAGTGACTTCAAGTGATTTCAATACAGTTAAAGCATTAGCACAAGGTGATGTAAATTCTTTCTTAGGATTTAATTTCATCGTGTCTAACAGATTAGCTGTTGCGTCTCAAATTAGAGATTGTATCGCTTTCGTAAGTGATGGAATTGGTTTAGCAGTAGGTAAAGATTCAACTGCTAGAATCGATGAAAGAGCTGACAAAGGATATGCTACTCAAGTTTACTATTCTGCTGCATTCGGTGCGACTAGAATGGAAGAAGAAAAAGTAGTTAAAATCCAAGCGTACGAAGCGTAAGGTATAGAATTTTAGGCGGTGGAAGCGAGAGTGGAAGCCGCCTGGAATGCAGATGAAACAGATAAAAGATTTAAAAACAGTATTACATTTTAAAAAGGGAGATTATGTCTATAGGTATGTATTAGTAGACAGATTTAAAAATGATGGTAAGTATCATTATGGTTTTGATGTAAAGAACGAAAGAACTACAGAAGAGATCTTTGCATTAGAAAAAGATAGACAAATTAGAAGAAAGTATATTATAAAGGATTAATATGGCATCAGTAGTAGATATTTGTAATGGAGCATTAAATCAACTTGGTGCATCAACCATATTATCATTGACAGAAGATTCAAAGAACGCAAGACTTTGCAACGCAAGATACTCACAAGTTAGAGATAGTTTATTTAGATCTCATCCTTGGAATTGTTTAATTAAAAGAGTTGAACTTGCAAGAGATGTAGCAACACCTTCATGGGGTTTTAGTTATCAGTTTACTTTACCAGCAGATTGCTTGAGAGTTCTAACTATTTTAAATTATGATTATGATTATAAGATTGAAGGTAGAAAGATTGTAGCAAATCATGCTACAGTTAAAATACAATACATTGCAAGAATTGAAGATCCAAATCAATATGAT